AACCATATTAGCTTACACTACATATTGTGCCCATCTCAGGGTAAATAGCCTTATTATGGACGCAACGCTGCATCCTATACAATGATTTGACCTCCTTTTTCTTTTTAGGACTAAACAACATTATTGTTTTACTTCTTAATCTTACCATGTTCATTCCAGTATTCGTCAAATTGCTCCTTTGTTGTCAGTACGCCCCAGCTCATTCCACAAGGGGTTGTATAAATACCCATACAACTTGCTAGTTGTTTAGCAACCCACTCTTGCACTTCTTCTCTATCTCTTGGTTTTTTACGCTTTCCAAACCATTCATGCTCATGAATTAAAATTGTCAAGTTGTAAAGCGTATTTATTTCATCTTGTGTCATAAGAAATTACATAAGGCTAATTTATGCAAATATAACTAAAAATTCGATACATTGATTAGCTAAACAGAAAAAACTCAGTATACCATGTTCTATGATATATAGATAAAACGCCAAATGATTCGAGACATATACAACAGGAGTCCAAGAGACCCTAAGTATAAATATGGGCAGCTTGAGCACGCTGACGCAATAGAGAGTATAATTTCAAAAGTCAAGATGATCCTCTCAACTACACAAGGACAGTGCTTAGGCGATCTTAACTTTGGGATAGGAGTAGAGGACCTTATTTTCGAAACACGTATTAACAAGATGGAGTTGGAAGAACGAATCAAATCCCAAATAAACCAATATGTTGATGAGGCAAAGGACTACAAGATTGACCCTAGGGTATCATTTGGACGTGATAATGATGGTGATTTTGCAGTTATAGATATTTTCATAAATGACCAACGAATGGTTGGTGTTTTAGTGGTATAATGAAAGGAAAGTATAAACAAAAATTGATATGGTGTAGTCATTGTGATGCTAATATAGTTGAAGTTGGCACTAAATGTAAACACTGCGGACATCGAGAAATAGGATTGAAAGTAAAGAAGCCTAGATCAAATAAAATTTTGAGTGAAGCAGGTATAAAATAAAGTAAAGCATGGCAACAAACAACAATAACCCAAGGTTTGAATTTTTTAAAACTTCCAGGATTAGGTTCTCTGAACTCTACCAGGATGCTCTAAACTTCATAAAGGCGTCCTATGATGACGTAGGCCAGTACTTTACCATGGCATCTCCGATGGGGCAACTACTACAAGTGACCCTTCACTTAGGAAGAATGATACTCTACTACATAGAGGACTCTATCACCGAGCTAAACATAAACACAGCGTCAAGACCAGCCAGTGTAAAGGGTATCGCTGCTATAACTGGTCACAACCCATCTAGGGGAATGGCTGCAAGGGGTACTCTTAGGCTAACATACAATGGGCAAAAACTCCCAATTTATGGCAGTACAGTTTCAATACCAAACTACACTCAACTATCATCTGTAGTGAATGGACTAACATACACAATAGTTCTACCAGGAGAAGAGGTACGTATAGACTTATCCAACATCACTAACTACATTGATGTGAACGTTGTGCAAGGAAAGCTTGAGTACCAACAGGCCACAGGAACTGGAGACCCACTACAGTCATACAACTTCCAAAATAAAAAAGGTGCAGGCATTGACAACTACTTCGTGAATGTGTATGTTGATGGAACTAGGTGGCAAACAAGGAACTCTATTCTAGACATGATGTTTGATGAAGAGGCTGTTATTGTTAAAACAGGGCAAACAGGGGGAATTGACTTATTCTTTGGAACAGGGTACAATGGAAAAGTTCCTCGATTGGGTTCAACAATCCTAGTTGAGTACCTGTTGACTGATGGTGAACCAGGGAACATACGCACCCCAATAAACCAAAATGCAATGAACTGGAAGTTCATCACCAAAGGGTACGCACTTAATGGCGAAGAGGTTGACCTTAACAAAGTACTAAAAACCACAATAAAGAATGACATTATATTTGGTACACTAGAAGAACCTTTGTACCTTACAAGACTTCTTGCCCCACATATGTCAAGGTCGTTCACACTTGCAAACGCAGATAACTACATATACTTTTTACGTAAACTAAACCTATTCACGATAGTGGATGCTATTCCAGGATTTGCAACATTTGAAGACCAGTATGCACTAGATAAGTACAACCAAGCCAATGACAGGTATGAGATCATCAACCAGCAGTATAGACAGTTACTGTCAACAGTCGGTAAAGATTCACCTAAGACATTGGCAAAACAGGATGAACTAAGAACAGCCCATTCAGAAGTGCTAAAATGGCAAGGCATCATGAATGAACAGAAGAAGGACGACAACACAGTGTACCTATACCTTGTCCCTGACGTGAACAAGAGAATCTCTGCTGCACAAAACTACTACTCATGTTCATTGGACTCATTCATACTGACAAACAATGAGAAGACTGCAATACTTGACTTAATTGAGGATAGTGGTCAAAGGATCATAACTGTTGACAATGCAATCATGGAGTTGAAGTACCCAAGGTTTGTACTAAACTTAACCCTTATTCTATATGAGGGGTTTGAACTTGATACTGTACGTGAACAAATCATATCCAAAACGTCTGAGTACTTCCTTAAGAATACAAGACGTGATAGGATTCCTGTGTCAGATATTGTTAGGATCGTTGAGGGGATAGAGGGGGTCGACTCCGTAACTGCCTGGTTCGATGCTGATAAGATGAACTTACCAATCTATGGGGATAGTTATGGTATAGATGACTATGGAGACATAATCCTAGAGAGGTATGTGTACGATGCATTTGGTAATAGGGTACCAGTAAAGGATATTTACCCATTAATAAGGGGAGGGTTCACCTCATACAATGATGTATACTATGAGGATTCAACAGAGAAGAATAAACTATCAACATTGAATATAAACCTTCGTGGAATTACCCCTATTAACTTTAATAGTACCAACAACAAGACAATCGTGAGTAACATATAAAAAATACTAAAGTACCATGGCAAGCAATTCACAAATAGTAAATCCTACACCAGGTAAACCATCAAGGAATACCTATAAGGTTAGGCTACCATATACATACCAATCGAGGCACTGTAACGATGAGTTCAAGAACTTAGGGTACAACTACAAAGGAAAACTTTTCCAAAAAACTACATCACCTGAGTTATGGGCAAACCCATTACAAACATCTATGATAGGGCAACTTGAGTCAATGATAACCTATGTGCTTGAACAAGTCAAAATGATCAAGAAGTGGTACTCTATAGCCCATGATAAAGACACACTTAATATTTCTTAGTAAGCATGAGACCAGAACTTTGGAAAATATTTGATAAAAAGGGCGATAGCCTAAACCTTACATTCGATGCATACCTTGATATGGTATTCAGCACTGACTCAGGGGTGAATGCCAGCGGGTATGCCATTACTGATCCAAGTGGACTTGTAACATCTACTAAGGTAACAAATGGCGGATGGAACTATGATGCAAGTACTTTAGTTTACTTAGACTACACATTTGGACAATTTGGTCCTATTCCAGTTAGTGCAAATATCCAATTTGCTGATGTGTCTGTGTTCATACCAACTCCTATTAATTCAAAGAGTATTAAAACAGTTGATATCAGTAGTAACGAAGTATTCGTCTACCCTGCTGTAGTGTACATAGGCGCCATATTCCTTACACCAGTTTCTCAGGGTTTGGTTGAAACTGAACACCTAACAATAGTGCAAGAACTTCCCGATGGAACTTTTGTGTCACCATTTGACGAGCAATTCCCTACTTTAGTATTCAAGCTAGAAGGAGATGAGACCAATATATCGTTCTTTACAGTTGACCAACATACACAAGAGGTAACATGGGCAGATGAGGTAGTGTTTGATATAAGTACTTATAGGGTTAACCAAGGTATTCAATTAAACATAGGGTTTAAATCTGATGAAGAGGGTGTGTATGAAAGAAAACTAAGGGCATACCATAGGGTCAATGATGTTGACTACCCGTTGATGGAAGTTGTTGTCAACGCACAGTCAATTGGCCAAGATGAGAGGTTGGATACGCTGCTTGAAAACTTTGGGCTTTACAAACCAAAGGCCATTTCAAACCTTTTCAAGGAGGCAGACATCAATGAGGCATTACCAGATTGGCAGTTGCTAAACTATAAGGCCAAACACATGATACTTGAACATGACCAGATCATGCCGTACATAGGAACTTATAAGGGTCTTATCAATGCCATAAAATGGTTAGGGTATGAGGATATAGACGTAAAAGAGTGGTTCAAGGATGTAAAGGAGAACAAACTCCTATCACTTCATGTGCCGTATGATGCAGATGGACGGAAGAAAACCATAAAGTACTTTAGCCCAGAAGAAAGGAAAAACCTAAAGAAGCTTAACCAGCTATCATTAGTGTACTGTATCACAAGGGAAACAGGTGAAGTCGACGAATGGGGAACACCAATGACAGAGAACTGTTATGAGTACAACCTTGATGAAATTCTCATAAAACTCTATTCGTTGAAGAAATGGTTAGAAACCAATATAATTGGAGTAAATGCAAGGATTTATGACTTAACTGGAGAAGGTGTTTACTTTGAGAGGTTCCAAAATTTTATATACGGTACATATGCCCAAGGTAGTGAAACCAACCTTGTTCAATCACTAACGCCTACCACAATAGGGGATAACTCGGAACTTATCTCTGGAGATGCTAGTATTATGCTAACACTGAAGGAGTATTCTTCAAGCCTTAAGCTGGGGGATCTTGACATGAGAATTATAGACTTAGCAAGGTATGGATGGAACCCATCACTTGGGTATTTTTCACCAGAAGAGTACAACCTTGAAGAGATTGACCCGTCAACAGTATTCATAGGCTCCCCTTTCATATCACCATTTAAGGACCTGTATGATATACAATGGAAAGTCTCTGCACTTAAGGAGTATGGAGTACTAACTACACATTTTGTGACTAACCCCCTATTCATACACGAAAATGAAATACTGTTCTACAATGAGTATGATGTATCATCCTTATTTAGGGATCCTGTTGTGGATTTACAAACTGCATACTTAAGAGACCCTTCTATTGATGTTTGGGTAGACTCAATTGCGTACTCAATCTATAGGGAAACTGATTCATCAGGAAACTACACAGGTAGGACTATAGTTGAGCCATCAGTCGGTACTAGAATGTATGCATGGCAAGTATCTTTAATGCCAACACCATACAGCACACTCCAGTACGCATTTAATGATAACTACAAAGTTCCACTGCTCCTTTCAAGTGGGTTTACATGGGTTGATTGTTCAGGTAATAGAAGGGAATTTGATAAACCATACTACCTAGACATAGTAGATGGAAAGATCTCAATGTCTGCTGATGCATCATCTCTTGGTGATAGGCTTCTCATAGGTGATGACATTACAAACGATGCGTCCACAAGAGAGTACACAAAGGTCTACAGTAGCATAGACTTTAACTATGATACTTCCCTTGACGAACAAATGATCTCCTTGAATGTGGTGTACATAGGACCAAGACAGCCTATATTCAGTTTTGACCCTTCATCTGTAGTACAAATGTATACTGATCCAGGGTTTGAACCAATACTAGAAGAGGACAATAGTACATACAAGATGAATGTGAACCACACAGGAGACTATGAAATTGAGGTGTTTGGTTGGAATGGTCATAATAATATGTTCTTCAATTTTGGCATAGAACCTTACCAGGTATGGCAAAAGTACCCTAAGATAAGTTCTTACATTGATGCTTCATATGCTGCCTCTATAGGCCTCAGGGGAGTTGATTCAAGCATGTCACTAATTGACTCATTGAGTATTACTTTGGCCAACCAAAAACCTGTATTCGATAGACAAGTTCCTTTACAAGGGTTGTCTGTTAAAACTGATGACAACGGTGAAAAGTACATCGAGGTTCCATCTATCACATACTTCCAGGATGTTCCTCTCGAGAATTCCCTATGTAGGTTCTACAACTTAACTGAAAGAATCACAAGTATTCCAGGATCTACTATCACAATAGATGATGATTTCCAAAAGTTCTATGCAGGTGACACAATATCGTTGGTGAAATTTGACAAGGGTAAATTTAGCTCTTTAGTAGAAGTAAGTACATACATAGCATCTGTATCCAACCCATCAAACCCAATAATTTGTACTCTTGGGTATACTCCATCATCATTCCAACAAGATCCTTCTGCAGAATGGTATGCAATAAATACAACATTCAGGGAAGTTACTAATGGTGTTGTTAATAGTACGCTGAGAACATTTACATGTGACGTAAGTTCATACTCATTTAGGGATAACCAATTAGTCGCAATAATAGTAGAGGATACCGTAACTGGTTATTCATGGGGTTCTACGTTCAACACTTTAGATGCCAGTGTTGAACGT